GAGAAGTTGTCAAGGGGTTTTCCTACGTTACCCTCTTCGAACGGTGTCTTTTTGTCAACCACCTTGCAGAACAGATTAAACGCCTGCGCCCTCTTTTCTCCACTTAGGATCGCAACTCTTAGATCCCACTTCTTTATAATACGGTGTAGGTTCTCCGTGAACTCACCATAGGGGTAAATGAATGTCACATCTCTCCTAGATTTTTTAGACATACGAGCGACCATGTTTTCAAGGGTCTCCTCGTTCTTGATCATGACTTGTTTCTTACCCTCTTCCTCCATGACAGACACAACAAAGTTTGTGAACACGGGGTTCCACATGGACAACCTGTCCCAGAAATTCATTAACAGATGTTCCGTACAGTAGATGTAAGCCGGTAGGAAATACGTCATGAAAGATTCTGCGTGAATGAAATTGAAGGTGTGGATTGCACGAGTGTCTTTTAGATTAAATATTGCACCGTTACGTGCAGAGAGTGCGGCGACCTCTTTATGTGTGTAGTACCTGAAATTGAAACTGTCATCTTCCAGTCCGTCATCATACGAGATGTATAGAAGATCATGGGGTCCGGATAAGATGCCAGGCACTTCACCCCCTTCATAAGAGTCTAGGTCAACATCATCGATGTTAATCAGACACCCAGTGTTACCGTAACTCTCCATTTCATGTACAAGGTAGTCAGGTATGATACCCTCACACATGCGAGAAGCCTCTTCATCTATCACAAGTAGTTCAGGTTTGAGAAGAGGGATTGCACCATCAACTAGGATGTCTCTGTTCCAAGGCAGGTGGCCCGGAAACATAACAACACCCAGTTCTGCAAGTGCAAAAACAAAGGCGTGAAAATTTGTTTTGTTGGTGACACAACCAATCGCACATATGTCACCCTTCTGGATACCCACCTCGTTATGGAGATAGCACTTCCACTTATCAATTAGTTCGACAAACTCTTCTTTGTTGTGTTCACTAGCACGTCCCCTATGGACGTTTCTAACCAGAAGTTGTTCTCGAAGTAAACTCCGATTAATCACTCTCAATCTCCTCAATTAACATGTCACGTAACTGTCTCGCCTTCTCATCACGAGGATCATTTTCACCATACCCACAGAATTTATATGCGAGGGTAATCCGTTTACCCCCTGCATATGCGGCGTGCCAACACAAATTATCAGGTTCCTCTTTGGGTCCAAAGTAATAGTGTCTGCACTGCCAGCCTGGTACGTCTGGTATGGTCACCACTTCATCTTTCTTGATATCATAATAAGTGAAGTAACCATCACCCTCAGACCAAGTGAACAGAACTTGATATGCGGTAGCGTCCCAGTTGGTATGCCAACCTACGAAACCGCCTGGCGGGTAATACGACAACAGTGCACTGGTGTGCGCCCCTATCTCAGATGCGAACTCGTACTTGACCATATTCATGTACGAACTCCAGACTTCCGGATCCCTTCGTACCATAGACGCAATCGGTTGTGCATAGTGTCTATCTGGCGGACCTACAGGATCACCCTTAAGAGAAACCTCTCTCAAGAACTCTTCGCTTGTAAGGTACTGTCCGTTTTGTCTGTCCTCTTCAGAAGAGTACATGAAGTACTTTGGATCCTCGTACCCGTCAACCTTAAAGAACTCATCTTTGAAATGGTTGAGGGTTGCGAGAAAGTCTTTATTCCGTATCTGAACTTCCATCTTGTTTCCTAAAACTCCACTGACCAGTAATCTTATTTTGTTCCCAAACGATCTGGTCACCAACTTTCAAATCGAGCGCTTCCATCATCTCATCAGAAAATTCCAAACATTGATATCCATCGCTGTCTTCAAATACTTTCGTCGTATATATCATCGTCCTTAACTCCTTCGATGTCACCTTTGAAATAACCATCTATCAACATGTACACAACAGTATTGACAATCGCCAACGTAATCAAAAACATCCAACCGGCAAATTGTTCCATTAGTCTAACGCCTCCACTACAGATGGAAAGTGTGCACCGATTACCGCCCATGCCTTTTTCGCAATATCGACGTGTTCTTTCTGAGTACCATTCGCCATGCGTAGATCACAGTAATGGATCCAAGACCTCAGAGTACCGGACATGTACAAAGTTGTCTTAGTGTTACCCTCCGGTAATACCGCACGGGCCTGTTCCTTTGCAATACCTTGGTTCAGGGCCCACTCATACGCCTGTCTCGCCTTGTTGATAACTTCGGACTGTTTCATGTTCCACTGTTCGTAGAGTCGTTCATTAGGGGTCTTGTTACCACCCTTTCCAAAATCATCAATGTCATCCAGTTCGATAGAGTTCTGTCGGTTCTTAGGATCTTGCAACCTCGCCTCTCGTAGATTAAAGGTGTCACTCTCCGCATACCGTTGAGAGAACTCTTGGAATGAAAACGAACGGTGTCGAACAATCTGACGTGAAATGTCACGTGTTGTCTTGATCTCCATCGTTACTGACACCATCTCGAAGGGAGACCAGTGTTTATGTTTGATCAGATACTTCAGAAGTTTCGGTGCGGTCAATGCGTTGTTCTGATTGATCGGGTTTGAAACTCTTGCGGCGTATGCAACCAACTCCTCCGCCGTGTGACACCCAGTGCTAGCACTAGGAGTAGTGAGACCCACAAGGTTAACCTCACTCATTTTACTCTCCTTATTGGTAATGTAGACATGTCATCATGATGTACTTATCGTGATCATTAGGTGTCAGTCCTGCATGGGGAAACATCCACATGGGTGGGAAGACAACGACACGTCCGGTCTTTGGTCTGATTTCTAAATCACCCCCGTCAACATCTAATGCGGGGAACATAGTTGAACCATCGTTGTTGTTAAGGTATATGATTGCGACAGCCGCTCTACGAGCTGTCGGATAATCCGTAACGTCAACGTGGGTTTGAAACTCCTGAGTGGATTTCTTTGCGTACTTCTTTATACGCAACGCCTCCATCGCTGTCACCTTTAGATAGTTCTCCGCACCACACTCTTGAATATAACTTCTATAGATGGGTAACAGTTTGGTGTAGACGTACTGGCACTCAGAAGGAACGCTCTCGTTCAGGTCCAATTGGTCAAAGTGGTAACCACCAGTCTTGTAAGACGTGACCGATTTCTTATTGTTCTTGAAAATTCTTACGTAACGTGCACATACATCTTCATTGAGAACATTATCGTATACCTTGATAAGTTCTCTAAGTGAGGTCATCCCAGTCAACCTTGTCTTTGTCGAGACAGTCATTATCGTGCAACCATTGTAGTGCGTTCTCAATTCCAATGAGAGTGCCGGCTTTGATTCCGGATCGGTAACCTATAGTGTGACTCGCCCACAACAAGAATGTGGCGACCACTGCAATTTCCCAATTGTCAAACATGATTTATACCTTAAATAAATTGAACCTCTCGGCACTGAGACGTTCTCCCGCAGATGACTTGTCAAACGCTGGACGGTCATCTACTACTTCACCTTCTTCTTCCGAAGACTGTTCACAATCATACAGTCTCATTTTCGATCTGTCAACCCCTACAACAAATTTCTGATTCACTGTGGGATCGTTGTAACGGTTCTTCAACTGTTTTACGAGGATCTTACCCTGAGAGTTTAGTTCAGTGTTAGAGATCAGAGCGAACATGAAGTCTGCGGTTGCGGGTAGACCAAAAGACTCAGAGGTATCTTCGAGACCCACATCATCGTTTGAGTAACCAGATCGTGTAGTCTGAGTTGCAGAGACGATAGGAACATTGAACTCCACTGCCAGTCCACGGATCTCTTCTGCAATACTCTTGATATAAGAGTAAGAGTTAATTGCACCACCCATACCCTTCATACGAGAAGAGGCGCAGATGTTCAAGTAATCGATGAAGACAATATCCGGAGTAAACTTCTTCTTCAGTTTCAGTTCGTTCAACAAAGCACGGAAGTGTGAAGTGTTCGCCTGTCCGGTAGGGTACTCCTTGATTATCAACTTACCCTGAGTCTTACGTGCGAGTTCTCCAACCCGATCACGGAACATATCCTTCGACATGTTCTCTAACTGGTCAATCGCTACGTTGAGTAGATTCGCATCGATACGTTCCGCGATTCGTTCTTCAGCCATCTCCATAGTGATGTAAAGGACATTTTTTCCCTGAGACAAGGAAGCTCCAGCACAATGACACATGAAAAGACTTTTACCGACACCCGTACCTGCAAGTGCAATGTTGAGGGTCTTATTAGGTAGACCACCCTTAGTGATGGAATTAAAGTATTCCAGATCGAACGGAAGTCTTTCTTCTTTCTGGTGGTAGAACTCATATCGTTGGTCTACGTTTTCAATATAGTCGTGTCCAATATTGGTATCGAAACTAACTGCGAGCGCCTTACTCAGGATCTCCGGTATCGCATTCTTACTTAGTGTTTTGTGTTTACCATCAATTACGGATATAGACTCCATGACTGCATTGAATACCGCACGGTCTTGACACCACTTCTCTGTACGGTCAACCAACCAATTTACGTCTACCTCTTCAAAAGAAAAGATGTTGGGCAAAATCTCCATTGCATGTCGGTACTGTTCATCCGACAGTCGGTCACCCTCATCGATCTCAATCTTGAAGGATTCCATAGTCGGAAGTTTGTTGTACTTGGCAATGAACTTGGTGAACTCTTTGAAGAGATTACGATAGACCCCTTCGAAATAGTCCGGTGATACGAATGCTGCAACCTTCCTCGCATACTCATCATTCGTTACTAAGTTGCGAAGTATAGTTTGTTCTAGGTTTATATCCATCAAGTCCTCGGCTGTGCGATTGCCCACCCTTCATTGAAGGCGGTTTCTAGAATGTCCTCCAGAATGTCTGCTGCATATTCCTGAAGTTGAATGTCATCAGATGTCAATAAAGGATCAGGTGAGAATACCACCTTATAATTGAATGTAAGGCAATCCTGAATTTCATTGAATGCAACATTTCCATAACGAATAACGGTTTCAGTGAAATCACCACGTAGAATACGTATGTCCCACGCCTGATCATTAGGAGAGTCTTCGACGGGGATCAACTTATAATCAATCCCCTCAGAGACCTTATCTACATTAAGTTTCTTCGGCATCGACTATCGCATCCATATCAACCTGTTGAGGTAGTCCAATCTTGTACTGTTTCTCTAGGAAGTCTGCGAAGTCTGTGAACTCAAAGATCGGAGTCCAGAACTCTTCTTCCAGAGTTTGAGTCAGACGAACCTTCGGGTCAAGTAACTCTCCAGTTTCTCTATCAACGCGACAATACCAACCATTACTAGGCTTAGTGACATAACCACCAACAAGAGCAGCATCCAGAAGACCGCTATAACGCTGTACACCACCTTCCCAAGACACAGAAATAGGAATCTTAGACTTTTCTTTAACATATCGACTCTTCTCCACATTGATCACAAAGTGGTAACCCTTGATCTCTGTACCAACTTTATCCTGTTGGCGTCCAAGGATCCAGATGTTGTCTGCACTGTAATAGATACCAGTACCACCACCCACAATATCTTTGGGGAAGAGACCGATCTCTTTGTACGTATGGTTCACCGCCAACATAGGAATGTTCTTCATTGCGAGGTATGGTGTACACATACGGAACAGACCCTTCAGTGCCTTCGCACGTGACATGTCTGCAACAGACTTCTCGTTGATTGCATCCTCAAGTTCTTTCTTGGATGCAAGGTTACCGATTGAGTCGATCACTACGATTACATCATCGTTGCGATCCAACTCTTCGAGTTGACTGATCAAGTCAAACTTGAGTTCTTCTACATTCGTGATAGGAGTGTGAAGCACCCGATCAGTGTCAATTCCAAACTGTTGGAAATAAGATTGGGGGGAACCGAACTCACTATCATAGAATAGTAATACCGCATCTTTCTTTGCCTCCAGATATGCACCCGCCATCAACAAGGCGAATGAGGTCTTGAAGTGTTTGGATGGACCCGCAAGTACCGTAAGGCCTGGCGTAACTCCACCGTTGACAGATCCGGATAGTGCAACGTTCACCATAGGAACGTTGGTTGGGACCATATCTTTCTCAGTGAAGAACTTACTCTCCGACAGTACCTCCGTTGTCTTGATCTTCGAGTTCTTCTTCAGTTTGTCCATCACGCTCATTATTCACATCTCCAAAAGTAATATTGTTCGCTTTCTCTCGTTCATCTAGCTCATAGTATGCACGATATCGGCTGTTTATGTCAAGGACTTTTTCGATTAAATCGAAACTAATCTTGTTACCCTCTTGGTCCTCTGCCTCAGAGAACTTTAAGAATGCGGTTGCATCCTTGGGTAAA